CTCCTATTAAATGGGGACAAACGTTCTTGTCGCAGTGATTGCAGCCCTTGTGGCTGTGGTCGCTGCGATCGCAATTCAGCAAAACCAACCCGAAATTGAGGTTCGCAATGAACACCAAGCATCTTTCTCGCGTCGCAACGACGCCAAAACACCTTCCGCTGAAGTTCCTACAGCGGTTGGTCGGGTCATTCCAGAGGAACAATGAGGACCAGTGGTCTCTGCACGGAGTCACCGGCGCTTTACGCGCTGGAGAGTTCTTGCAGGCGATCACTGTAGCTGAGACCCGCGCTGCGCAGTTGCATAGCGCGCTCAAGTACGGAGAACCTCCTTCACAGGAGTATCTGTACTGGTCTCAGGTAGCACAGCTGCTAAAGAAAGTTCCATTCGTGGAACCAAAATTGCAGCCCGAGCACGTGGCGTGGAAGAAATTCCTCGCCGCCGAGCACCGATGCCGCAGAATCAATCAGCGCTTGCGCGCTGAACGACGATGCAATCGGTACTCGCATGCCTCCCACAGGGAGGTTGCTCGCTCTTGGATTCGAAAAGTGTTGGGCGATGAGCCTGACCTATACCGGATTCTCGAGATGTGTGGCTTCGGTCCCGGCGCCTCTATCGGTGTTCACGGTCAGGATACGTCTCAAGCTGCGAAGCTTGAGGCGGACTTCTGGACCGTAACCCCGACATGCGCCCCGTACGCATCTTGCGCTCTGAGTGGTGATTACCACATATCAGAAAGATTCTATGCTGGGAAGCATGGTTTCTTGTGCTTTGATTCGGATTTACTCCGTGATCAGCTGCATGCGCGATTGAAGATGGTGGACTTTAACAAGATAGTAATGGTTCCAAAGACGGCGAAGACTCATCGCACCATAGCGATTGAGCCCTTGTTGAACGGCTATGTGCAGAAAGGCGTGGATCTCTTCATGAGATCCTGTCTAAAAGCATACGGCATCGACTTGAGTGACCAGACGCGCAACCAAAAGTTAGCGCGCATCGGGTCATCAGGCGAGTTCAACACCTTCGTCACCATTGATCTATCGTCAGCTAGCGATTCAATCGCTATCGAGACGGTACGGGATCTCCTCCCGCCAGAGTGGTTTAATTTCCTTTGTAGGATTCGGTCTCCCCGGTACGAAAGTGCCTGGGGATCCGGAACTTATGAGAAGTTTGCCTCTATGGGAAATGGTTTCTGTTTTCCGCTGGAGACGCTAATCTTTGCGTCTCTTTGCGTGGCTGCGAATGTCGCGACAGGCGAACGAGAGTTCTCTGTCTATGGAGACGACATTATAGTACGGCAGTCAGCTGCTCTTCTGACAATCGAGCTTTTAGCTCGATATGGCTTTGAGACGAACGTCGACAAGACGTTTATCTTCGGGCCATTCAGGGAGAGTTGTGGAGCAGATTTTGTCAACGGGGTGAATGTACGTCCGTACACTTTAGACTTCCTGCCCTTAACGGACAGGGACGTCATGAAGGTACATAACGGGTTGCTGGCAAATGACATCTTCGCAGATGTCACCAAACCAGCGGTGGATTGGATGTACAGGTCTTACCTGCACTACCTCCCCCACAAACCCCCGCATCACACCACTGCGACCGACGATGCTGTTCTGGTTCCGGAGGACATTTACATGTCTCACTGGAGCTCGAGCTGGCATCGCGACGAACAGAGGTGGCGGATTCTGCGACTTACAGACATTGGTATAGCCCGCAAGGGCGACACCTCCGTGTCTACGCAGATGTACGGATTACTCAGGGGGATCAAGTCAGATCGGCTTGGTCTTCCAGAGTTCACCCTTCGTCGAAAGACGAGAACCGTGGCGTCACTTTCGTGATGCCATGAGGGTGCGCCGCTTGCGCGGCGCACCCTCCATTCATCTTTCCTACCGCTTATGGCCGTAGGAGAGTGGTTGGCCC